CAGATGATCCAGAAGTTCCAGCACTACCAGCACTTCCTGCAGAACCAGCAGAACCAGCACTTCCAGCAGAGCCAGATGATCCAGATGATCCAGAAGTTCCAGCGGTACCAGAATCACCAGTTCTTGCGAATGAAGCAACAATTTCAGTATTGTTTTGAAAATTATTTAATGAAGAATCTAAAAATGTAACATCCACATAATACCATGAGGGATTTGTGGTATCAAATTCATTAATGCTGTATAAGAAATACTTTTCAGGAGCTGATTTATCATAAATTCGAAAATGGCCTTTTGGAACACTAAAAGCAACATCATCAATTGTCTGTAAGAAAGAATCAATTGTCGTGCCATCTTGATCAGTATCACTTATTCTCAATCTATTAGCAGTAGTGGGATATGTAAAAGCACCAGTAGTTAATGTAAATGCCAATTTACCCGTACCTGGATCATTCGTTGATTGATCTGTACTGTAACGATATGCAAATGAAGCACCCCCAAAACCACCATCATGTCCAGATGAACCAGAAGTACCAACAGTCCCAGAACTTCCAGAACTTCCAGCAGAACCAGATGTTCCAGATGATCCAGAAGTTCCAGCACTTCCTGCAGAACCAGCAGAACCAGCAGAACCAGCACTTCCAGCAGAGCCAGCACTTCCTGCAGTTCCAGCACTTCCAGAAGAACCAGCAGAACCAGAAGAACCAGAAGATGCATATGTCAATCCAGAAGAACCAGCAGAACCAGAAGTACCAATTGGACCATCAGCTCCAGATGATCCAGAAGTTCCAGCACTTCCAGCAGAACCCGCAGAACCCGCAGTTCCAGAAATTCCAGAAGAACCAGCACTTCCAGCAGAGCCAGCACTTCCTGCAGAACCAGTACTTCCAGAAGAACCTGCAGTTCCAGAAGTTCCCGCAGTTCCAGAAATTCCAGAAGAACCAGATGTTCCAGATGATCCTGCACTTCCAGCACTTCCTGCACTTCCAGAAGAACCAGCAGAACCAGAAGTACCAATTGGACCATCAGCTCCAGATGATCCAGAAGTTCCAGCAGAGCCAGAAGAAGCATATGTCAATCCAGAAGAACCAGCAGAACCAGAAGTTCCAATTGGACCATCAGCACCAGAAGTTCCAGATGTTCCAGCAGAGCCAGCACTTCCCGCAGAACCCGCAGTTCCAGAAATTCCAGAAGAACCAGCACTTCCAGCAGAACCAGAAGATGCATATGTCAAGCCAGAACTTCCGGAACTACCCGCACTTCCGGAAGAAGTATCCCCTCCTCCGCCTCCACCAGATTCTCCCCAACCACTTCCACCGGCCACTCGTTGGGCAGTTAAAGTGGCTTTTTTACTAATCTTTTTAACAACTTCTTTAAAATTATCTAACTCTTTTACGAGTTTAGTTACATCAGCATCATCACCAGATTCTCCCTTTTCTCCCATTGGTCCTATAGGTCCAATATCTCCTAAATCTCCCCTAGGACCCTGAACACCTTGTGGACCAATTCTTCCTGATATTCCTTTAACGCCCACTTCGCCAGCAAGCCCCTTTTCGCCCTTTTCTCCCTTTTCTCCCTTAGGACCTACAGTGCCTTTAATTTCAAGAACTTTAACTGTTTCACCAGTAACAGGATCTAAAATTTCTTTTATATCCTCTACAAGTTCTTCTTTAGTTTTTTTTAATTGTTTTTTAGTATAAGCAAGAGAAGTTGCTAGAACCTTACTTAAATCTAAATCTTTTTGATCGTCTTTCATTTATTATTCCTGCACTCATCTACGGATCAATCTACAAAATTTTCATCATCTTCTAAAACAGAAAAAAGAATATCATTTACTTTATCTTTAATATCATTTTCTTTTTTCGCAAATTCAAATTTTTCTTCAATCTTTTTATCAATATTTTCATTAATTTCTTGTTTATTGTGTGTATCTATTTTTACAGAATTGAACTGCATATTATCTTCTCCCGAAAATCTAGGATCATCAGTTTCTTTTTGAATTTGCTCATCATTAGTTTTAATTTCATCATCGGTCATCATTAAAACATGTTTTCTAATATATTCATGAGACCAATATTTTCCAGCATATTCTTGTAAATCTCTTAAAATATTCAATCTATCTTGCATAAGTTCATTCTGTTTTATTTCTACAAAATGACTATCATTTTCAAATTCATAATATATTTCATTTTTAATATTCTTCCAATCTTCTTTAGACATTATTCCCCTGAGGATCAACTGTCTTTCCATCATTTCATCAAACAGTAAACTAAATCTACTTTGAAGTTTATTAACAAATCGTGTAAATTTAACTTCATCTCTTGAAATTTCAGTAGCACGACCAATCGTATAGTTTGCTTCTGATTCAAGTCTAGAAATAGGAACACCTAGTGATTTATAAAGTTTTTTCTGAAAATATAATACATCTTCAATATCTCCAAGATTATTACCACCGGGCAAAGTTGTAATTTCTGTTCCTCTCCCACCCTCTCTTCTTGGCATCCAATAATCTTCAAGCATTGACATATGTTTTCTATCATCTCTAACCTCACCCGTTTGAGCATCATATACAAGTTTGTTTTTGTATCGTGTCATTAAATCACGCATGTATTGTTCTGCTTTTAACTTGGGTAAATTTCCAACATCAACATAAAAAATTCTTCTCTCTGGGGCTCGTGAAATACGATAAATTACGAGAGAATCCTCGATCATTCTTAATTGATTTAATGGTTTGATTGCTTTGTGTAGGTAGGACAAAACTAATGTACGTGTACTATTCATTAGTCCTGAATGTGTATATATAATCGCATCAGGAGCTATTTTTAAACCACTGGCGGCACTTGTAAAAGCAGTACCCATTGTCTGCCCCTGTGATTGATATATTCCTTTTTGATTATAAACATAATATTCCTCGACAGTAGTTTTTGAGGTACCATCAGATTGTCTATCGGTTTTCTTTTCACGAATTTTCTTTATTTTTCTAGGGTCTAATACTCTTAATTCGTGAATTCCTTTTTCTAGATTATTTTCATCAACAACAACATGATAATAAATTCGACCATCAATATACCATCTTTTAAAAACATCGTGTCCTAAATTTTGTAAATCTAGAAGTTTGCTTATTTGCTTAAATTCTACTCTTATTTTGTCTCTGATACTTTCAGAGATATTTAAGTTGTCTACATTAATTCTTACAAGGGGCTTGTCTTTGGAGGCTACAATGGCTTCATTAATTATATCATCAATGGCATTTTCTACTTCTGCTTGAAGACCCATATCACGATATCTGTTTATTAACTCAGATTCGCTTTTTATGGCTCCTGCCTGATCGACATATGTTCCATAAGCACCACCAGATGCTACGGTTAATGATCCATCTTCATATTCTGGTTCAGCGAAGGTTTGGGCTTTTACGGTTTTCTTTTCGGTTTTTCCGAGCGAAAAACCGAACAATTCAATGGGCATGATATTTCCTGAATGCGAGTGAGTAAAAATAATACAATACTATTAATTTATATTTATTCACTCGCAAAATCAGAAAATTGAGATTTTTATGCAGAGGCACCAATAGAAATAGTATCCGCTGTTCCTTTACCGCCTGTTTGACTGCTCTTTGTTCGACTCCAGTAATCATAAGAGAAAGTTACGGTATATTCTTCAATAGTATCGTTATCTCCCCAATCAAGAGTGATTTCTGAAAGATCAGTTGGAAACATACCATGAAAGCTATATGATGCAGTTACTTTTGAACTACCAGATTTACTAAATTGTTGAACGTTCCCCACTAATGCATAAGCACTAGATGAATCACCCGTTTGTCTTGTATTCGTAACATGATCGTTTATACCGTTCATCCACTTTTCAAATTGCGATCTTATAGCAAAATTTTCATCATTAATAACTGTTATTGTCCATTCTGGAAAAGTTCTATTTCCTGCTAATTTAACTTCTCTACCAAAATAAGGAACCACAACAGTTCCTATTGTGGTACCGGGTATTGAGGTCCCTTTAGCAAACAGGTTTATATCAGTTCCATTAAAAAAACTAGCGGAACCATGTGGAATCTTAACCTCAAATAAATTAGGTCTTTGACCATCATAGACCAGGGCCTGTCTAAAAGTTGTTATATCGAATGCCATCTATTTTCTCCTTAAATTGCGTTGACTACTTCAGAAAATTCAACTCCTGAAGCCACTGCGACAAAGTTTAATCCAATGAAATTAATTGATTTAGTCGGCTTGATAAAAATATCTCCCCTAAACTCATTTCTATTTATCACCACAGGTGTATTATTTGTGCTGTCACATATTACTTTAAAATCCTCTATTCCCCTTTGTGACTGAATATCCCTTAAAAAAGGTTCTATCATAGAAACAAAATTTAATCGTGTAAAATCATCATTAAATTCAAACAATAAATTTTCAGCGGCATTTGCTATAGCTTTTTCTAAAATAATAAACAATCTTCGTACATTAATTCTATCAAAAGAAGATGGCCTCGCTAACATTGTTTTATCACCAAATAAAATTTTACCTTTTCCAGGAAATGATGCTATTGGATTAATACCATTTATATACAGATCGTCTCTTTCCCCTCTATTGGGAACAAATGCTAAAAATTCTGCTCCTTTTATATTTCCTCTGGCAAACCCCGCAGGCGAAACATAAGGATTAACATTATCCGCTTGGGCGCAAATTCCAGCAACATCAGCATTGAATGGAATCCATCTATAAACAGAGTTATACCTGTCAAATATGTATTTGTAATTTCCATCCATAACAGCATAACTTGTGCTTGGTAAAGTATTTCTTCTAGCAACTATATTTGTTATTTCAGAACCTTCTTTATTTACAACATCTGACTCTTCCGGAGAAATAAACACAACACAATCTTTTCTGGTTTCTGCTATTTCATTAATTAAATAGGTAGCTAAAGTATTTGATGCTTCCCCCGAAATCAATAAAGAAATATTTATTTTCGCAGGATCTTTGAAATAACTATAAGCAGTAATTTCATCTGAAGATGAAGAACTATGTCCATCAACACCGCCCGACATACTAGCAGTCATAATTCCGTTTGCACCAGAATCACTAAATGCTCCGGGAAAACTAGCTGAATCATTTCCTGTGACAATAGTAGCACCCCAATCATAAGTAATTTTATTAGATCCGGCATCAAGAGGAGCATCTCCTGTACTATCGTGATCTGTCCATCTTATATAATTAGAAGAATTGTTTATTGCATCTTTATAATAGAGAGTTTGACCGGTAGTTCCTGTGGCACCATTTGCTACAGATACACCTTCATATTTTTCAATGACTTGTTTTTCTGGATTATTTCCGCGAACATCTTTTGATCCTAAAATTTCACCACCTTCATCTACTATTGCAACATGTATTTCATCTCCAACAGATGCCGATCCAGTAATATTATAAGCATACACACTTGTAAGAGGCGCAGATCCAAAATCAGACGCAAATTCCCATTCCCTTTTCCAGGTACCACCATATAAAGCGGCTGTTGTTACCGCCCTATCTAATTTAGTTGCAACGCCCATTGACGTTGAATTTGTAATAGACGATATTCTTCTTTTATTCTCTACTCCATCATCATCTTTAAAGGTAATAATGTCTCCTAAATGCAATTGCCGAGTAAAATTAGTATCTGTTCCTGTAATAGTAGTTGATCCTGCAGAGACAGAAAGATTACCAAGCATATTTACTGCTGGCTCTTCGAAGGCAGATCTTTTTTTTCTTACAAGACTTGCACCTGACATAGCGACATCATCCCCCATACCCGTAGTCTCTAGTCCACCAGTGGCCTGTGAAATTGTTATTGCGGTGTTAGACGTGATTGCCGTTACTATTCCGCTATTAGAACCATGAACAACTACATCACCAATTCTCAATTCTGTATCTGCTAATGTACCAACACCAGTA